TGGCAGATATCTTCGGCGAGTACGCCGCCTTCCCCACCGACCCGAACATGACCACTGCTGAGATGATTGTTGGGCCGAGAGGCCCATCATTAGCAGAAAACATCCGCAATAGAGAGATCATAGACTCTGGCCTGCAGATAGCAGGCGGTATTGGAGACTTGATCCCACCCCTGATGGCTGCAGTTGCGCCCATGAGAGTTGCGAGGGCGGCTGCAAAGGCGGCAGACAAACTTCCCTCCAAGCCGTCATCTAGGCCCAAAAAAATATACCCAGAGCGCAAATATGACGAGCGCTTTGACCCCCGCGTTGGAGAAATAGATAGGCTAAATAATCTTAGATACGAGATTGAGTCTAGGGCTGAAAGCATCGACCCTAAAGTATTGAGGTTATCAGACCTTGAGGGCGAGCAGTTTATTACGTCTATGTCAGACCGCACAAGGGCGGGTGGCCTGATATTGGGTATAGATGGCGTGCCCCTGTATCGTGCGGTTGACCTGCGTGGCGGTCAAGGTTTTATGTTCGAGAACCCAAATCAAGTGTGGGCATCTGCAGAAAAACCTGCCAACGACATACTAAAGATGGCTGCTGAGATGAAAAAATCTAGCAACGACCCCCTGTTCTTGCCTTGGCGTATGGCACCCACTGGCGGAGACTTCTCTACCACCACGGGCGAGCTTATGCTTGGTTTTGCCTCGGCTAACATGAATAAGTCTACAAAACGATCGCTAGATAAGGCAATAAAAAACTTTAAGACTGTCGGCTCTATGGTACAAGGCAAGAGGGTTAACCAAGGGCGTATGATACAGGGATGGAAGGGTGTTGATGACCCGTCCTCCGTTGAAGTCTGGAGGAATACCCCCGACTCGGTTAGAAAAGAATTAATGAACATGATGGACGTACAGTTCAGGAAAAAGGGAGGACTGTCAATCGGTGCCGCCCGACTGATCAACACAGACCCACCGCAGGTTCTGGCTAAAGACGCAGGAATACAGAATGTTGGAAGGATATACACAGGAGAAGGTCTGACAGCGTCAACGCACCCGTCATACCCATTCGCAGTACCCGGCGAAGGCATTGGATCCCTGCCAAAGGCAGGCGAGGCTACAATATTTGACCTCATACCAGAAGCTAGGCTCGGAGCTAAACAACAAAAAGTTAAGGATCCGGCTAAGCCTACAACCGAAGAAATAAGAGCGCTGCAGATGAAGCCTTACGGCGGCACGGTGACAGAAAATATATTGCGGCGCATGGAGGATAGGGGCGTAGACATAAACTCTCTTACTGGCTTAGCGCCGGGCGCTCTAGCCTTTACGCTTATCAGCGGATCACTGATATCACCAGAGGAGGTTCAGGCAGGTGGCCTAGAGAATTTGTCGGAAAAACTTTCTGTAGAAAAAAAATCTGGCGTCAAGAAAAAATTTGACGAAGAAGAGGTTGGTATAAGCCTAGCCGCAGGCGGAATAGTATCTCTCGACGATATAGATATCTTTGGCTAGTCAGTGAAGCATAGACGACGGTAGCGGCTCGAAGTCTACCTCGGTCAACAGCAAGACCTCTGTGTGAGCGATCACGTTGTCGTCGAAGACCATGTTAATCGCCTTCTCCATAGCATCCTGAATCAGCTCTGGCTTCTCTGGAGACTCGCCGAATATTCTGACGTGCGCGATAAATTTGTTAGTCACGCTGACACTCCTCAATAATCTGCCGGCAGACCGAGCATCCTCTGTCGCCAGAGCCATCGTCGATCAAGCGACTGTCGTGCGCATCGCAGAAATCATCAGAGCTTTGCGCAGTCTCAGCCATATCCCAGTCTATCGTCTCCGCTTTCATTCTACCATCGCAAAAATAAAGACGACAAGGACATAGATCAGCGGCATTGCAAGTGCCGCTAATATTAGGTCAAAGACTCTAGCTATGATGCTCACGCCTCCACCCCTAGCCACGCCTGAATGCCACCTTCGTACTGCTCCTCTGAGACTTCGACATCGTTAAACCGATAGCTGAACCCTTCGCGTGATATACGCTCGGTCACAACCTCCCTTGGCGCACCCACGTCTAAGTTTAGCAGATCGTTCACCATGAGCTGCATCAGATCATTCAGCTCCTTCCTAGAGATCATCTTCTTGCTCGCCTTGCCGTGAAAGACACCGGCGAGGTGGCTGCGCTGTTGATCATTCAGATCAATCGAGATATTAGTCTTCATGTTAATTCCCCTTGCCCCCGAAGGGGCTGTTAAATTTAAATTACTTCTTGACCTTCCAGATCGTGATCTCACACACGCCGTCAGGCTTCTCCGTGCGAGTAACAACCTTGCACTTTGGATCTGAGTTGCGTATAGCGGCGGAGATCTTTTGCTTCTCAACATCATCGCTGACGACAACGCAGTCGCCATACTCCATCTCATAGACAAATCCGTACTTCTTAGACCTGCCGTGCCTCGCAGGGATTGGCTTACCTTTGATAATTTCCATGACTTTCTCCTTGCCCCCGAAGGGGCGGTTGGTGCCTACGCGATCATCGCTCGGCTAGTTGATCCCACTTGGTTGTTGAGAGACACGCCCTGACCCTGCTTGTAACCGCTGCTGAAGCCGTTGTTGCTGCCAATGCTCCAAGATCCTCCTGACCTGTATGCCAGATTGAACTGCTTGACAATCAGATCCTTTTTAACAACCACAAGATCCTTGCCAGTTGTCGCTTGGCTCAGCTCATCCTCGCGCTCCGCTTTGATCGCCCTGCAGCGCTCAAGGATTGCGCACACAACACCTACTTTGAAGCTGTTGCGCTCACCGCGAGTGCCGTCAAACTTCTTAGCTAAGCGCTCGGTCACTGCGACCAAGTAATCAAACATCATCGCAGCCACCTGAGTATCCTCCTTCGTTCCGCAGAACTTGATACCGCCTCCTCTTTTAGTCGGCATTGTGCTTGTCAAATATGAAGCCGACCAAGCCAAGTTCCACACCCACAGAGAGTTGCGAGACTCACCAGTGTCAGCTTGGATCATGTCGTCGCCCTTGAGTGTCTGAGCATTCAGCTCGGCGAACTGGATATCGTGCTTACGCATCATGCTCTCGGCTCGGCGCAACGCTATCGACGCCTCGTTCTCGTTGGACGCTGAGTGCTTCGCCATAGCCAGTAGCTTGGCGACTCTATCCAACATCTTTGCTCTATCGTTCATGCCCTTCTCCTTGCCCCCGAAGGGGCTGTTGTATTTAAAAGTTGTGGTCAATAATTGCGTTATATGCTGCGCATTTAGTTTTGTAAGGCCCGCCGTGGAAAGCCTCTTCGCCAGTTACTTCACTCAGAACCTGCCAACCGTTTTGCGTTTTTTTCACAATATAGCCAACCCTGATACAAATCCTTACAAGGTAAGAGCCTGTGTTTAATTTTCTTGGTTTGAACATTCTTTGTATTCCTTTTTTCGGGCTAGTTTCTCTGCTTTCTGGTATCCATTATACAGGCTTCGTGTCGTTGTGCAACTATTTATACACTAATATTCAAAAATATTTAATTAATTTATTTTGCTGCAAATTGTTGCACAACGACACGCGCCATGTATAATGGTCACATACCCAAGGAGAAATGACATGAAAAAACTTATTACTGCTCTTGCTGCAGTTGAGCCTTCAGACGATGACCCAAAGTTTGGCTTCTACAAGCGCCCGACCAAAGCTGAGTGCTACACAACTGAAGAGGTGGCGCAATGAACGCGCAAGAGAAGAAGGTGTACTACAATCGTGTGAGGCGCACCTGCGCCAAGCACGACATTGACATCGAATACGATGGCGTCCCAAAGTGTTATATGGGCGTAGATCTGATTAAAGACGGCGAGACGCTTGCTAGTCATCACGCGGATAACTATCTGCCGTTGGATATCAACTGGAAACGCCTGCACGAAGATCTTACCGTGCAGGGTCTGACGGGAGGAATAAAGTGAGCATAACACCCCTCAAGCAGGTCAACCACATCTACGGTTATGTGCGCGTTAGCACCCGCGAGCAGGTTCGCTCAGGCGTATCAATAGAGGTACAGCAGCGCCACATCAGCGAGTTTGTGCGTCAGAAGTACAACCGCGACGTGACCAAGTTTTTTATCGACGACGGCATCTCCGGCACGCGCCCGATACTCGACCGACCGGCAAGTCGTGAGCTTACAGACGTGATCGACAGATACGACGTTGTTATCTGCACTAAGTTGGATCGCCTCTCGCGCTCATCTGGCGACCTGCTGAGCACAATACCCGTGCTCGAAGATGTCGGCATCGCCCTGTATTTCTGCGAGCAGTTCGGCGAGATGCCCATTGTCTATCCGAAGGAGACAAAGGAGCGCGGCTTGAAGTCAAAGTTTGACATGAGTCGTATGGCAAATGAGATAATGATCATGGTGCTCGCGGCGGTTGCCGAGATCGAGCACGCTACGATTAAGGATCGATTCGGAGACGGCAAGGTGGACTGGGCGTCACGCGGATACCACATTGGCGGCGGTGTTCCCTACGGATACGAGGCGGTTGAGGAGAAGCACGGCAACAAAAAGCGCACAAAGCTAGTGGAAATCGAATCGGAGCAGGAGGTGCTCAGGACAATCTACGCCCTCAAGCGCAGGGGTCTGGGTTCTAAGAGGATAGCCGTCGAGGTGAACTCTCTTCACATAAACGCAGATATGACGTATCATCAAGTGCGACGCATTTTAAAACGCAAATTTCAGGGTATGTCAGCCGCAGCATAAAGGTGACCGATGACAGAGATTACGGGTTGGGGCAGACAGGCTTGGGGTGACGGGCCATTTGGAGATCCTGACGGAGTAGACGTTGCAGGTCTTGCGATGACTATGGGCGTTGGCACCCTATCTTTTCGGACGGCCAACTTTTTTCCAATTGTTGGGGTCGGGACAACCTTTTCGATCGGCGCAACAACTTTTACGAGTAGCCTAAACGTGCGCCCAACGGGTGTTTCAGGCACTCTGGGGGTTGGCACCGTAAATATATATGAACAGATTGATACCGAGCAGACTCCCAACTACAATGATATCTTGACAAGCTAGAGGATTTACCCTATGGCAACGTATGTAAACGATTTAAGACTCACAGAACTTGCCACGGGTGAGGGCAGCGGGACGTGGGGAACAACAACAAATACTAACCTTGAGCTGATCGGCGAGGCGCTTGGATTTGGGACGCAAGATTGTTTTGCGTCAAACGCCAACGCGACTACCACAGTTGCTGACGGTGCAGCAGATCCGGCAAGGGCGATTTACTTCAAGGTCACAAGCTCTGCTACCTTGGATGCGACAAGAACACTAACAATCGCGCCCAACACCGTCAGCCGACTGATGTTCATTGAGAATACTACGACTGGATCTCAGATCATCACGATCAAGCAAGGCAGTGGCGCAACAGTCAATATTGCCAACGGCGCAGTCAAAGCCGTATACCTCGACGGCGCAGGATCTGGCGCAGCAGTGGTTGATGCGTTTACAGACCTTGACCTCACCGGCACAACAACGGTTGCAGCCCTAACCGCCTCTGGCGTGATCACGGGATCGACTGTCGAAGCAACGGGTGATACTGCCGCCGG